CAGGACTTAAAATGGGAAGGTGACAACCTTCTGGTCATGAGGGAATCACACACCCTCGGAGTATTTGACGCATGAAAGACACCACCGGAATCGTAGCCGCAGCCAATGTGGCAAAAAACGGACCGTACCCGTCAAAAGGCGGTTCCGAGGAAATTCTGACCGTTGCCCGTTCACGGATGACAATGGCGATTTCAGCGTTTTCCCAAACCCGGGAAGATGAACTCGACGACTTGCGGTTCTACGCAGGCTCCCCAGACAACCAGTGGCAGTGGCCTGCTGACGTGCTCCAGACCCGTGGTGCCGTGCAGGGTCAGACGATCAACGCCCGCCCTTGCCTGACCATCAACAAGCTGCCGCAGCACGTTCATCAAGTGACGAACGAGCAGCGCATGAACCGTCCCGGTATCAAGGTGATTCCGGCTGACGACAAAGCTGACGTGGATGTGGCCGATGTGTTCAACGGCGTGATTCGCCACATCGAGTACATCTCCGATGCTGACGTGGCCTACGACACAGCTTGTGAAAACCAAGTGTCTCATGGCGAAGGTTACATCCGTCTGCTGACCGAATACTGCGACGAAAAGACATTCGATCAGGACATCAAGATTGCCCGTATCCGCAACAGCTTCAGTGTCTACATGGACCCCATGATCCAAGACCCCACGGGCGCAGATGCTCGTTGGTGCTTTGTCACGGAAGACTTGACCAAAGCTGAATATGAGCGCATGTACCCCGATGCAGCGCCAATCAGCACCCTCATGAGCCTTGGTGTTGGCGATCAGTCCATTGCCCAGTGGATTGGTGAAAACACCATTCGCATCGCCGAATACTTCTACATCGAGTACGAGAAGCACACGCTCAACCTGTACCCCGGCAACCAGACTGCGTTCACGGGCACACCCGAGGACAAAAACCTGCGCATGATGTTCGGCAAGCCCATTCGCAGCCGCGAAGCTGACCGCAAAAAGGTCAAGTGGTGCAAGATCAACGGTTACGACATCCTCGAAGAACGCGAATGGGCTGGTGCGTTCATCCCAGTGGTGCGCGTGGTCGGCAACGAGTTTGAGGTTGACGGCCAGATGTATGTGTCGGGCTTGGTGCGCAACGCCAAGGATGCCCAGCGCATGTACAACTACTGGGTGTCGCAGGAAGCTGAAATGCTGGCGCTGGCCCCCAAAGCACCGTTCATCGGTTACGGTGGTCAGTTTGAAGGCTACGAACAGCAGTGGAAGACTGCCAACACGAACAACTGGCCCTACCTTGAGGTCAATCCTGACGTTACAGACGGTCAAGGCGCTGTGTTGCCACTACCCCAGCGGGCACAGCCTCCGATGGCCTCCAGCGGCCTGCTGCAAGCCAAGGCGGGCGCTGCCGAGGACATCAAGTCGGCTACCGGTCAGTACAACGCATCGCTGGGCATGACCAGCAACGAGCGTTCCGGTAAAGCGATCCTTGCCCGCCAGCGCGAAGGCGACATCGGCACCTACCACTACGTTGACAACTTGGCCCGTGCGATCCGTCACATTGGTCGTCAACTCGTGGACCTGATTCCCAAGATTTACGACACCGAGCGAATTGCCCGCATCATTGGTGAAGATGGTGAGCCATCGACCGTCAAGATGAACCCAATGCAGGAAGAACCCGTCAAACGAATCGTGGACCAAGAGGGTGTGTTGATTGAGAAAATCTACAACCCCGCTGTCGGCAAGTACGATGTGCGCGTGATTACCGGCCCCGGCTACGCTACCAAGCGTCAGGAAGCCTTGGAGAGCATGGCCCAGTTGCTGCAAGGCAACCCACAGTTGTGGCAAGTGGCTGGCGATCTGTTTGTCAAGAACATGGACTGGCCCGGTGCCCAAGACCTTGCAAAACGGTTCAAGAAAACCATCGACCCCAAAGTGCTGGCCGATGATGACGATCCGGCCTTGGCTGCTGCCAATCAGCAGATGGAAGCGATGGCCGCTGAGATGGAGAACATGTTCAACATGCTCCAGAACGTCAACAAGAGCATGGAAGCCCGCGATCTGGAGATCAAGCAGTTCGAGGCCGACATCAAGGCATACTCTGCCGAGACACAGCGCATTAGCGCAGTGCAAGCTGGCATGAGTGAACAGCAAATTCAGGACATCGCTATGGGTGTCGTGGCTGCTGCGATGGAAAGCAACGACATGATCATGAGTGGTGAGCAGCGCGAGATGCCTGAGATGGAAGAACCGCAGATGCAGCCCGAAATGACGCCACCCCAAGGAGAAATGAATGAAATGCGCTGATTTTGTTGGTGCCCTGTTCTTGGCCCGGGATGTGGCCCATTCGGTGCACCTGAACACCCGCAGCTTTGCCAAACACTCGGCTTTGCAGACTTTCTATGATGAAATTGTGGAGTTTGCTGACAAGTTTGCCGAAGCGTATCAAGGCCGTCATGGTCTAATTGGACCAATTAGCCTGATGAGTGCCAAAAAGAACGGCAACATTATTGAGTTTTTGGAAGAATCGCTGTCTGAGATCGAAGACATGCGGTACAAGGTGTGCGACAAGAACGACACACCAATCCAGAACATCATTGATGAAATCATTGGGCTTTACCTGTCCACCCTGTACAAGTTAAAATTTCTCGCATAAGGAGCCATCATGGAACTTCTCAACCCCCTCGCCCGCGCCGACTTTCCTGCGCAATCTGTTGCATTCACGGGCACTGCTGGCTCCACGACTGGCTGGAATGCTGGTCCTGAAGGTGTCATGGTTTGGTCTACCGAACCTTGCTACATTGCTGTCGGTGAAGGCGTGACCGCTACCACCAGCGACACCCCGATCCCTGCATTCACACCGATTCCGTTCAAAATCCCCACCGGCACATCTGGCCTGTGGCGAGTGAGCGCCATCCAGATTTCCTCTGGTGGTACGGTGTACTGCAAACCGATGAACACCAAATGAGTTTCCTTGCTGCCCGCAACGCCATCGGTATCGGGCTGGGTGGCATCATTTCATTTTTTGGGGGTCGTGGTAGCGAACAATCCCAAAGCAACCTTCTTACCGAGTCCGGCGCAAATCTTGTGCAAGAGGACGGCGGCTTGATCCTTTTGGAGTAACTTAGATGTCCGTTAATCTTTCACCTGCTGGCGGTGCTGCGGCTCAGTTTTTTGACAACAACGGTGATCCGTTAAGCGGTGGAAAACTGTTCACGTATGCAGCGGGCACGACCACTCCCCAAGCAACATACACGACAGTTGCGGGTAATGTGGCGCACACAAATCCAATTATTTTGGACTCTGCTGGACGTGTCCCAAGTGGCGGTGAAATCTGGTTGACCAACAACGTGTCGTACAAATTCGTGTTGCAGACCAGCGCCAGCGTCTTGATCGCTACTTACGACAACATCACAGGTACAAACTCACAGACCGCCGCAGATGTGTCATTCACTGGATTCAAAGGCCAAGTCGGCACAGTCCAAGACCTTGCGGATAATGATGGTTCAGACTGGATTGGCTTTATTCAAAGCGGTTCTGGTGTTGTTGCACGTTCGGCGCAGGACAAAATGCGTGAAATCTGGGACGTTGAAGACTTTGTTGGCGCAACAGATCAGATCAAAGTGCAGGCGGCGTTTGACAGCGGCAAGCCGATTCGCTTCTCGAAAAGCTACTCCGTAGACTCCGTGACAATCAGTTCCGTTGGACAGACGATTGACTTCAACGGTTACAGCCTTATCGGAACACGGCCATTTGGAACAACAGGTGCACAGTTTGTTTTGGGAATTGCTGGTCGAGAATTAAAACTTTACAACGTAAGCGTCAATGCAGATTTTAAAAATTATGCTGCGGCAATTCGTTGGTACAGCGTAAGCAACGCAGCACCCGCGCAATTCAATAATGTGTACGGCATGGCCGTTGCGTATTGTGCTATCGGTCTTCTGTTCGGTCAGGAAGTTGGAACACCATCGGTGGACGCAGCGCAATCCGAAAACGCAATTTACGGATTTAAGTGCCGTGGCGCTCAACAGGCTTTTGTTGGCAACCAATCCAACGGTTTCGTAACTCTTGTTGCGCCACAACTAGATTGCAATCCATATGAGTGGTCATTGCAACCGGGCTACAACGCTACAACTTGGCAAACCGCAGCGCGATCAATCATCAACTTAGTTGGTCAACTTGTGATTTTGGGCGGTGAAGTTTTAAAGACATCGACACAGCTTGGTTATGGTGTTGAGGGTAGAGACATTGACATGATTGGCACAACAATTGAAATTGCATGTGCCAACTTCCTTGTCAAGGGCGAACTCAAAATAACCAACGCTCACAACTTCTACATGGCGTCAGATGCCGCTAATCTGTTCACCGTTGACCCGGGCGCTGGTGATGGTGGTGATGTGATGGTCACTTTGGAAAACTGCAAACCTCATCGAGGTGATAACGTCTGGAGTTATTCTGGCAGCTCCATGATTCAGGGAAACTCGACAATACCTGTAATTTTCAATTTAACAAACTGTGTAATTGGCAACTGGATTCCGTACAGAATAGCAAGCGAGAATCCCGTAGTTGGTGCGGGTCAGGTATCCAACGCCGTTGTTCGTTTTGTAAACACCAAGGTTGTAAATCGTGATCTGACTCGCGCAATAGTGTTAAACATCACTTTGCAAAACACATCATCGGCTACGACAACCGCAATTGCTTCCGCTTCAACGATTGATATTACAAGTGCTGGACAAATTTTTCATGTTTCGGGTACAGCAGCAATTAGCACAATTGATCCTCCGTTAACCTCATTTCGGGGCAGTGTAACGATCATTCCAGATGGTGCGTTTACGCTAACAGCGTTGGGCAACATCGGCAAGGCATCAACTGCTGTTGTCGGTCAAGCCATGACGTTGCATTATGACGGCGTGAAGTGGTATCCAAGTTATTGAATCTGAATGAACTGAACCAAAGGAACTTATATGGCCGATACCAAAATTTCAGCATTGACAGCATCGACGGTCCCGCTTGCGGGAACAGAGGTTTTGCCGATTGTTCAAAGTGGCACAACTAAAAAAGTCAGTGTTGCCGATCTGACGGCTGGCAGGGCAACGTCTGCGCTTAGTTTTGCGTCAACGGTTGCCACAGGCACTGCACCGTTGACCGTTGCATCTACAACCAGAGTTGCAAACTTGAACGTAGCCACTGCGGGCAACTCGGACACACTTCAAACCAAGAATGGTTATTTTTATCTTCCCAACCTTTTGATAGACAACCGGGGTGTGTTGGACGAAAAATGCTACACATCTTCTGGTTGGAATCAGTGGATAGGGTACGGTGGTGGGACAACATGGTCAGTGGTCGCAGACGGTCCTCCGGGAAAAATTCAATCTTGTCTTGAGGTAGTTGCTACCGGTGTTGCAGGTTGGAGAAGCACAGATCAGACAAGTGCCACTACTGTCAAAAACACTTCGGTTAGGGTCATTCCGGGAGAAGTTTACACAGTGTCTTGCGAGGTAAAGATCGTAGCAAGTGGTGCTTTTAAACCGTATATTGAGTTTTATGATGTTGCAGGAGCAGTGTTAAGTAACATTATTGGATCGTCATATACAGGCAGTACATGGCAAACTGCCACAATTGCTGTGACTGTTCCAACAAACGCCGCCTACATGTCTGTTGGTGGATATGCGGAAGTTGCCACTGCTCGATTTGGCTTGTTCTCCATGACAAAAACCATCTAATGTTTTGCGCAACACAGACGCATATCTTGACAAGCGTCTTCTTAGCGCATAATCTAAGAACTGTACCGGCCCAGTAGACCGGGAACTCACATGAGTTACAAATGACTGATGAAGTCCAAAACCTAGCGGAAGTAGACTCCGCGCCAGCACCCGAAGTGACGGCCACATCGGATAACGCACAAAATCTGCCGGAAGTCGCTGACCAGAGTAACGAGACACCCGAGGAGAAGAAATTCTCTCAAGCTGAACTCGATTCGATGATCGGCAAGCGCCTCGCAAGAGAACAGCGCAAATGGGAACGTGAGCAGCAAGCCAAGCAAGCAGAAATGCAAGTGCGGCAGTCGGTGCCCAAGGAACTCCCGCCTGTGGATCAATTTGAGTCCCCTGAAGCCTATGCGGAAGCACTGGCGATGAAGCGGGCCGAGGAGATGCTCCACCAGCGTGAACTCCAGAAGCAACAAGCGGCGATTGAGGACAGCTACGCAGAACGTGAAGAAGAAGTTCGGAACAAGTACGACGACTTTGAACAAGTCGCCTACAACCCGCAGCTTCGAGTCACCGATGTAATGGCCGAGACAATCAAAAGTTCCGACATTGGACCTGATCTAGCCTATTGGCTGGGCAGCAACCCCAAAGAAGCTGAACGCATTTCTCGTCTGTCGCCGCTATTGCAAGCGCGAGAAATCGGAAAGATTGAGGCTAAGATAACTGCCGAACCTTTCCAAAAGAAAACTTCGTCTGCGCCAGAACCGATTCGTCCGGTAAACGCACGAGCATCAAACTCCGGTGTCACTGACACCACCGATCCTCGGTCTGTAAAGACTCTGAGTACATCGGATTGGATTGCTGCCGAGCGTCAACGACAACTCGATAAGGCACGGGCACTTCGCAACCGCTAATTTAGGAAATCATCATGAGTAACTCGATTCTTACCATTGACATGATCACCCGCAAGTCTCTCGAAATCCTTGAGAACAACTTGGTGATCACCCGCAACGTGAACCGTCAGTACGACGACAGCTTCGCTGTCGCAGGTGCCAAGATCGGTTCTACACTGCGTATCCGTTTGCCCGACCGCGCTTTGGTCACTGACGGTGCCGCCCTGCAAGTTCAGGACGACAACGAACAGTTCACCACTCTGACTGTCTCCAGCCAGAAGCACATCGGCATCAACTTCACATCCGCTGAATTGACCATGCAGTTGGACGACTTTGCAGAACGTGTCTTGAAGCCACGTATCAGCCAGTTGGCCTCCACTGTGGACGCTGACGTTGCCAACGCATATAAGCTGATCGGTAACAGTGTCGGTACTCCCGGTTCTGCCCCATCGACTGCTTTGGTGCTGTTGCAAGCCCAGCAAAAGCTGAACGAGAACGCCGCCACCATGTCGCCTCGCTACGCTACCGTGAACCCTGCCGCCAACGCTGCATTGGTCAACGGTCTGTCTGGTTTCTTCAACCCCACAGATGTCATCTCTCGCCAGTTCAAGAACGGCATGATGGGTGAGCAAGTGTTGGGCTACGAAGAAGTCAACATGAGCCAGTCGATCAAGGTTCACACCACCGGTACCCGTGCTGCCACCGGCAACACAACTGGCGCTGCTGTGACCTCCGAAGGCGCAACCACTCTGACTCTGACTGTCGGTTCCGGTGAAACCATCGCTGTTGGTGACGTGTTCACCATCGCCGACTGCTTCGCTGCCAACCCACAGACTCGTGAGTCCACCGGTTCGCTGTTTCAGTTCGTGGCCTTGTCGTCTTCGACTTCCAGTACCACTGCCACTGTGACTGTTGCCCCGATGTACTCGGCTGGTAACGCCCTGTGCACTATGGTGTCCCTGCCTGCCACTGGCAAGGCTGTCGTGTTCACTGGCGCTGCTTCTACAAGCTACCCACAGAACATGGTGTACCACCGTGACGCCATCGCGTTCGCCACTGCTGACTTGTTGCTGCCACAAGGCGTTGACATGGCAAGCCGTGCCGTTCACAACGGTATCAGCCTGCGCGTTGTTCGTCAGTACGACATCAACAACGACCGTATGCCTTGCCGTGTTGACGTGCTGTATGGCTACAACACGATTCGTCCACAAATGGGTTGCCGCATCTGGGGCTAATCCAAGGCGGGGGCTTCGGCCCCTGTTTTCAAAATCAATCTCTGAAAGGAAATCATCATGTCACTCCCAAACGGCGCAGGCGGTTATCAACTCGGTGACGGCAACGTAGGCGAAGCGAATCTGACGGTTCAAGGCGCTCCCACAGCACTGACAGCCGCAGCAACTTTGACCGCTGCTCAACTCTCCAATGGTCTGTTCACATACACCGGCGCTGCCGTCAACCTGACTCTGCCCACCGTGGCCGATCTGGAAGCCGGTATCGCCAGCGCACAAAAAGTGAACGCAGCATTTGAGTTCGGCGTCATCAACATTGGTGGCACCAACGCTGCCACTTTGGTGGTTGGCACTGGCTGGACCATCGTTGGTGTGGCCGCTGTCAGCGCCAATACATCGGCCCGCTTCCTCGCCCGTAAAACCGGCGATGGTGCTTGGACCGCATATCGCGTTGCTTAATTCTTGAGCAACTGGTAAAACGGGGCTTCGGCCCCGTTTTCACATGGAGAATCAAATGAACGTCACCCTCGTACACCCAATCCACGGTGCCAAAGTCGCCATCAATGAAGTCGAGATCATCGAAGATGAAAAAAACGGCTGGACACGGTACAATCCTGATACGCCCGTAGAGGTGGCACCAAAAGCGGAAAAGCCTGTTCGTAACAAGCTGACTCGCAAAGTGACCGATAAACCCATCGAACAGCCCAACGAAGTCCCATCTTTTTTGACTTCGGCAAGCGACGAATCCGAAGGAAACTGAAATGGCTTATACCGCTGGCGATCAAATCAACCGGGCACTCCGTTTGCTCGGTATTCTTGCCGAAGATGAAACGGCGTCAGCGGCAACAAGTCAAGATGCTCTGGTTGCGCTCAATCAAATGATCGACTCGTGGAACACGGAACGACTGTCCGTGTTCTGCACCCAAGACCAAGTGTTTAGCTGGCCCTCGGGTGAGATCAAGCGAACCCTTGGCCCCACTGGTGACTTTGTAGGCAACCGTCCCATCCAACTCGATGACGCCACCTACTACCGCGCCCCCAGCGGCGTGTCGTATGGCATCAAGTTCATCAACCAAGACCAGTACAACGGCATCGCTGTCAAGACCTCGACATCGACTTTTCCACAGGTCATCTTCGTCAACAACACATTTCCCGATGTGGAGATGTACGTTTACCCTCGTCCTACACAGGTCTTGGAGTGGCACTTCATCTCGGTACAAGAGTTGACGCAGCCCGCGCTACTGAGTACCGATCTGCACTTCCCACCGGGTTACATGCGGGCGTTTGCCTACAACTTGGCGATGGAGATCGCGCCTGAGTTTGGTGTGGAGCCAAGTCCGCAGGTGCAGCGCATCGCCATGACCAGCAAGCGCAACCTGAAGCGTATCAACAACCCATACGATGTAATGAGCCTGCCCTACGCTGTGGTTGCAAACCGTCAGCGGTTCAACATCTACGATGGTAACTTCTAATGAAGACGCCCATCCTCGGATCATCCTACGTGGCCCGCAGTGTCAACGCTGCGGACGCCCGCATGGTCAACCTGTTCCCCGAGATTGTTCCCGAGGCGGGCAAGGAGCCTGCGTTCCTGAACCGCGCCCCCGGCCTCAAGCTGGAGGTGGCTGTGGGCACCGGTCCCATTCGTGGGATGTGGGTGCTGGCTGGCAACATGTATGTGGTCAGCGGCACTCAACTGTACAAGGTGACTCCTGCCTACGTAGTAACCCTAATTGGCAGTGTGACAGGCACTGGCCCTGTCAGCATGGCCGACAACGGCACCCAGTTGTTCGTGGCCTGCAATGGCCCCTCGTACATTTACAACTCGCTGACCAACGTGTTCCAGCAGATCACCGACCCGGACTTCCCCGGCGCTGTGACCGTGGGTTACTTGGACGGCTATTTTGTGTTCAACGAGCCAAACAGCCAGAAAATCTGGGTCACCGCGCTGCTTGAAGGTACTCAAATCGACCCCCTCGATTTCGCCAGCGCCGAGGGTTCCCCTGACGGCGTGGTCGGCATCATCGTGGACCACGGGCAACTGTGGGTCTACGGCACCAACTCCATCGAGGTCTGGTACAACAGCGGCAACGCTGACTTTCCGTTTTCCCGCATCCAAGGCGCATTCAATGAGTTGGGTTGCGCTGCGGCTTACTCGCTTGCCAAGATGGACAACGGCTTGTTTTGGCTGGGTAAAGACGCCCGTGGTCAGGGCATGGTCTATCGGGCCAACGGCTATTCCGGCCAACGCATAAGCACTCACGCAATCGAGTGGCACATCCAGCAGTATGGTGACTTGTCGGACGCCATCGGGTACACATACCAACAAGACGGCCACAGCTTCTACGTGCTGATCTTCCCAACCGCAGACACGACTTGGGTCTACGATGTGGCAACACAGGCATGGCATGAACGGGCTGGATTCACCAATGGTGCGTTTACCCGTCACCGTAGCAACTGCCAAGCGTTTTTTGGCACCAAGGTTTTGGTGGGTGACTATCAAAACGCCAACATTTACTCATTCGATCTGGACGACTATTCGGACAACGGCAGCATCCAGAAGTGGTTGCGCTCGTGGAGAGCACTGCCCACCGGTCAGAACAACTTGAAGCGCACCGCGCACCACAGCCTCCAGCTTGACTGTGAGTCGGGTGTCGGTCTGAACCTTGGGCAAGGCAGCAACCCCGAGGTCATGCTGCGCTGGTCAGATGATGGCGGGCACACATGGTCTAACGAGCACTGGGTCAGCATTGGCAAAATTGGCGAATACTATCGCCGTGCCATCTGGCGCAGGTTGGGTATGACTCTTAAACTACGTGATCGCGTTTATGAGGTGTCGGGTACCGACCCTGTAAAGATTGCAATCATGGGTGCTGAACTGCTACTGAGTCCAACGAATGCCTAACCCAACTCGCGTCCCAATTACGCAGCCACGGGTTCCGTTCCTGAACCCGGAGACAGGGTTTGTCTCGATGCCGTGGTATTTGTTCCTGCTGTCGCTCAGTCAATCTCAGGGCGGTAGTGCCTTGTCGCTGGACGATGTGCAAAAGGGTCCACCGACCCTAACGGTTGACGAGATCAACGCCATCATTGACAAAGTGTCCGGCAACATCACCCCCTCGCAAGATGGGCTGCTGGCACAGATCGCCGAGTTGCAAAAGCAAGTCGAGGCGCTGGCGCTTCAGGTGCGCCCCGAGTTGGGTACATTGAGCCAGCTTCAGCAGGACAACATACCGTGGGTGACGTTTGACACGACCCCAGCGGGTATGCCCACCAACGTGCCCGGCACCCTGTACTGGGATGAAGCTGACGGCAACCAAACACTCAATCTCGTGATGGCTGGTGGTGTAACCACGCAGCAGATCGGTGAGGAGCAGTATTACCGCATCAAGGCCGACTCCACAATCACCGAGGGTCAGGTCATTATGTTCACGGGCACGGTGGGTGCATCGGGTGCCCTCAAAGGTGCACCAGCCACCGGTTTGACGGCATCCACTGCGTTGTACGTCATGGGTGTGGCAACCGAGAACATCGCCACGAATGGGTGGGGTTATGTGACATCTTTTGGTCTGGTACGAGGTATCAATACCACAGGTGGCGCAGAGGCTTGGGTCGATGGTCAAATCTTGTACCTAAATCCAGCAGTCGCGGGCGGGTTGACCAAAACACTACCCACAGCACCCAATCCAAAAGTGGTTGTGGCCGCAGTGGTTCGCGCTGCCACAAATGGATCATTGTTCATCCGTCCCGCCTTTGGTGGCAAGCTGGGTGATTTCGAGGGTGACGTAAACATCGTGTCGCCCGTCAACGGTGACTTGCTTCAGTACAACGGTACAGTTTGGCAGAACGTAACCGCAGCTTCCGTGATCGCTGGCACCGGCACTGCTCCTGTCACCAAGACAGCCAATTTCACTGTGGCGGCTGGTGAGACTTGGCTGATCAACAACAAGTCCGGTTCAAGCTGCACCGTGACGCTGCCCACACCCAGCGCCAGCACAGGCCGGGTGCTGCACTTCCAGAACTACCAAGCCCAGACCCTCGTGTCAGCATCATCGAACGTGGTCCCTTTGGCTGGTGGTGCTGCTGCCACGGCAATTTTGCAGGCGGTTGCCGGTGCAAACGCCACATTGGTGTCTGACGGCACAAGTTGGATAATCACGCAATACGACTCCAACAATTCGTTGGAATTGGAATAAGGAGAAACCCGAATGACAGTCATCGTCAAAAACATCGTTCCCGGCAAGACCGTTGAGAACACACAGACCACCCAGTACACGTCCAGCAACGTGACCACGATTATCGACAAGTTCACGGCGACGAATTACAGCGCCACGGCTGCGACGATTTCAGTCAACTTGGTCACAACTGCCGGGTCCGCTGGCAACATTAACTTGATCACCAAGACCAAAACGCTTCAGCCGTCCGAGGTCTACACGTTCCCTGAACTCGTGGGGCAGGTTTTGAACCCCGGCGACTTCATCAGTACAATCGCAGGAACCGCCAGCGCCATCAACATGCGCGTCAGTGGCCGTGAGGTGACTCAGTGAACATGACAGTGACTTACGGAGAAGGGTTCGCCGTTGCGCCGCCTCAAATGATGCGGCAAAAGGTAGAATCGCTCCAGCAGGAACTGTCAAAACTGCCACAGTACGAGCCTGAGACAAAGCACTATTTTCATGGTGGTATGTATTGCCGTGAGGTGTTTCGCCACGCTGGTGTGCTGGTAGTTGGAGCGATTCACAAAAAAGAGCACCTGTACCTTATCGTGTCTGGAACCGTGGCGATCACGGACGGCGATGGTAATGTGCAAGAGGTCACCGGGCCTCATTTGTTTCAAAGCAAACCCGGGACAAAGCGGGCAGTGTATGCAATCACTGACGCGCTTTGCATGACATTCCACGCCATTGAGGCGACAACTGTCGAGGAAGCCGAGGCTGAATTGGTTGAGGTAGAACCCGATTCGATGTATGCTTTGGGTAACACGGTGAAAAACAAACAAATTGAGGTGTCACCATGACATTTTGGGTAGCTGGTGCCGTAGTCGGCAGTGCGTTAATTGGCGGCAGCGCCTCAAAAAGTGCCGCATCTACACAGGCTGCTGCTGCTGACCGTTCCGCAGAAGGTCAGGAGCGCATGTTTGAACGACAGGTTGAGCTGTCCGAACCGTGGCGCAAAGCCGGTGAGCAGGCGCTGAACAAGCTGATTCCGCTGACCGACTACAAGAATTTCAGCATGTCTGATTTTCAGGCTGACCCCGGCTATTCGTTCCGCATGTCCGAAGGGATGAAGGGTCTGGAGCGATCTGCTGCTGCTCGCGGTGGTCTGCTGTCTGGTGCCACTCTCAAAGGTATCCAGCGATTCGGGCAAGACCTCGGCTCACAAGAGTACATGAACGCATTTAACCGGTACCAAACTGAACGCGCTGCCCGACTCCAACCGCTGCAATCGCTGGCCGGTGTGGGTCAAACCACAGCACAGCAGATCGGTCAGTCCGGGATGCAGATGGCATCGAACGTGGGCGACATTCAGCAGTCTGGTGCAGCCGCACGAGCCTCGGGTTACGTGGGTCAGGCCAACGCGCTGACGGGTGCTTTGAACACCGGCTTGAACTACTATCAGGGTCAGCAGATGATGAATCGACTGGCTCCTCAGCCCACCGCTGCGCCAAGCTATTCTTACCAAACTACTCAGATGGCACCAGTCGATTACTCGCTTGGCGGCGGTCGCCTGTAAGGAGTCATCATGCCCATCAATCCCAACATTGCATTGGCTGTCAAAGGTATCGAACTGCAAGACCCACTGGCTCAGTATGGCCGTGTGGCCGCGATCCAAGGCGCACAGCAGCAAAACCAACTGGCTCAGTTGCAGATGCAAAATCTTCAACGTGAGCAAGAATCAACCAACGCGCTGAACCGTGCCTACGCTGAAGCGTACAACCCACAAACCGGTGAAGTGGATGTCAACAAGCTGCGCGGGTCACTCTCGACCGGTGGCTTTGGCTCCAAGCTGCCCACTGTCGAGAAAGGTCTGCTTGAATTGCAGACTGCTCGCACGAAACAGCAAAAAGAACAAACCGACTTGCTTGATAGCAAGCTGAAACAGTCGCGCCAGTTCCTTGAAACAATCGACCCATCCTCACCCAACGCTGCCGAGGCGTACATGCAGTGGCACAAAGCCAACCATGCTGATCCTGTGATCGGCAAGGCACTGGAAGCCCGTGGTATCACGGTGGACCAGTCGATGCAGCGCATCCAGCAGTTGCTCAACACCCCCGGTGGTTTGAACCGACTGATCAACGAGTCCAAGCTGGGCACCGAGAAGTTCATGGAACTGAACAAGCCGCAACTGTCCACCACGGACCTTGGCGGTAAAGTCGAGTCGCGCACCTTTGCGCCGTTGACTGGTGAACTGAAAACAATCGGCACTCAGACCAAGACAATGGCCCCCGGCGAAGCCGAGCGCATCAAAAACGAAGGTCTGCGGATCGGCCTTGAGGGTCGCCGTGTTGCCGTGATGGAAGAAAACAATCGCCGTGATGCCGACCCAGCGTTCCAGCAGCGCATGGCTGGTGCAAAAGCCGTGGGTGAAGCCATCGCCAAGGGTGATGTGGCTGCGGTTCAGGCTCTGCCGAAGGTCATCGGTCGTGCCGAGGAGGGTATGCGCCTGATCGACGAGTTGATCGGCAAGCGCGACTCGAAGACCGGTCAACTGCTCAAGGGCGAGAAAACACACCCCGGTTTCCAAAACGCCGTGGGTGCCACATGGCTTCCCGGTGCACGGTTCGTTCCGGGCACCGATGCCGCTGGCTTCATGTCTCGCTTTGACCAGATCAAGGGTGCATCGTTTCTTGAAGCATTCGAGTCGCTCAAGGGTGGCGGTGCCATCACTGAAAAAGAAGGTCAAAAGGGTACGGACGCGATCAACCGCATGTCCACATCGACCGACGAGAAGGAATTTATCCGCGCCGCGATGGACCTGCAAGATGTGATCCGCACGGGTGTGAAGAACGCCCAGACTCGCGCATCCCGTCCCGGTGTTGCCGCACCCGCTGGCACTGGCGCAGTTGACACAAGCAACCCGCTGCTCAAGTAAGGAAAGCACATGGCGAATCTGGCCTCAATCCTTACCGATCCGAACTACGTCAACGCCAACGAAGCCACGAAGCAGGCGATCTTTGACAAGTTCTCGGCACAAGACCCAAACTTTACGAAAGCCAATCCTGCAACACAGGATGCAATTCGTCAGAAGTTTGGCGTGTTGACGGCGGCAGCGCCAGCAGCACCCCAATTACCTGAGTCGTTGCGTCCTCGCACGGCTGCACCCGAGGGTATGCCCGGTGCCCGTCAAGAACTGACCACGGGTCAGCGCGTCTATCAGGCTGCGCGTCCTTTTGTCGCCCCGCTTCTTGAAGCCGGTGGTGCGGTTGGTGGCGGTCTGCTGGGCACACCAATGGGTCCGGCTGGCATCGTAGGCGGTGCTGGTCTGGGTTACGGTATCGCCAAAGAAGGTCTGGAACTGGCCGATGTGGCGATGGGCATGAAAGCCCCTCGTCAGGGTGCTGCCCAAGTCGTTGAACCTGTGCGCAACGTGCTTGAGGGTGCAACCTTTGAAGCTGGTGGTCGTGTGGCTGGTCCGCTGATCGCCCAAGGCATCGGCAAACTGGCTGACCTGCGCCAGATTCCCAAGAACAAAGCTGCCGACATCGCCCGCAACGCCCTCGGTCCAGACTTGCCCGAAGTGCTCAACGCGCTCAAGGCAGCGCAAGGCAAGGGCGTCAGCGCCGCACAGGCCGCAGCAGACATCAACAGTCCGACATTCCAAGCCCTGATCGACCGGGCAACGACCCGCGATCCGCGCTTCCTGTCGGCGCTGGAGAAATCCCAAGGTGAAGTGTCGCTCAATGCCCTGTCCAAGTTGGCCGGTGGCAAAACAGCCGCAGATGTCCGGGCAACCACAGAAGGTGCCAAAGAAGCTGCCCGCAGCATCACCAGCCCCATGCGCGAGAGTGCGCTCAACCGCGCCAACCTCGGCAAAGAGGTTGCCCGTTTGGAAGGTCTGTCTGCTGATCTTGGTGAGCAAGCTGCTGCGAAGGTGCAGGAAGTTCGCCGCCTCATGGAGTTGGGTGATCTGGCAAACGCCAGTGCCCGCCTGAACCTGATCAAGCGTGATCTGCCTGTCGGCCTGACCAAGTACACCTACTCGGGCGAGTTGGCCGAGAAAGCCTTTGGTGACTGGGCCAACAAGGCCGCTGACGCATCACTCGATCTGGGTCAAGGTGCTCGGTTTGCCGATCAGGCTGCTGGTGCTTTGCGTTCCGTGGGCATCAAACCCCTCGAAGGTGAGCCATTGGTGCGCAGCCTCAAGACCGTGGCAAACAACCCCGAGTTTGCTGGCAACGATGTGTTGCTGGGTTCCCTGCGCAACGTCAGCGACGACATTGCAAAATGGACTAGCAGTGGTGGTGTCATCGACGCCCGCGCCCTTGACGCCATTCGCAAAAACTCGGTCAATGCCGCGATCCAGCAGCTTCGCCCGGGCATGGACGCCACCAGTCAGCGTAACCTTGCCGCTGGCGTTCTGAGTCGTGTGAAGCCTGTAATTGACGATGCCATTGAGGCAGCGGGTGGCGCAGGCTACCGCGACTACCTCAAGCAACATGCTCAGATGTCCCAGAAGATTGCCGAGAAGCAGTTGACTGGTGAGGCGCTGCGTCTGTTCAAAACCGACAAGAACGCCTTTGTGCGCCTCGTGCAGAACGAGTCTCCAGAAGCCGTGGAGAAGATTCTCGGCCCGGGCAAGTACAACATTGCTGTCGAGTTGGCCGAGAACACACTGGCTCCGCTGGAGAACGAGGCTGCGAAAGTTATTCGCAACGCCAACATCAAGTCCCAAGTCGAGAATGGTCAGGTGGCCCTGAAGGAACTGCTGCTCCAGAACATGAGTAAGTTCCGTCTGCCGTCCTACCTGAGTGCTGTGGCCGCAACGACCAACAAGGCGCTGAACATCTTGGAAACCAAGATTGGTACCAAGACGATGGCGACACTGACCGAGGCGCTGAAGACACCCGAGGGTGCTGCTCAGTTGCTGGAGTCACTGCCCGCTGCCGAGCGCAACCGTGTCTTGCAGATCATGGCCGATCCGACAAAGTGGGGTGCTCCGACTAGGGCTGCTGTCACCGGCACAACCGCTGCCGGTGTCAACATGCTGGCACCCGAGCGATTCGTGGAAAACGAATTCGCTCGTTAAAATACAGGCACTTTAAATCATGGAAGCAGTAGACATGGCCGAGATTGACCCAGTGAAATATGGCGTCTTGTGGGAGCGCGTTCAGAATTACGAGCGCCGCTTCGACGAGATGTCCAACAAAATGGACAAGATGGAAGCAAACGTCGAAAAGCTGGTGGCCCTTGCCAACCAAGGGCGCGGCGGCTTCTGGGCCGGTATGGCCTTTGTTTCATTTGTTTCCAGCGCCATAGGGTTTGCCCTAAGTTGGATCAAGGGTCACTGAAATGTACAGCCTTGGTGTCCGGTCTAAAACGCGACTCAAGGGTGTTCACCCCGATCTGGTGAAAGTGGTCGAAAAGGCCATTCAACTGACCACCGTGGACTTTACCGTGCTTGAAGGTGTTCGTGATGCGGTTCGCCAAAAGAAGCTGGTGGAGTCGGGGGCCAGTCAGACCATGAACTCGCGCCACATTCCCGGTGCCGATGGATTTGCCAAAGCCGTCGATTTGGGTGCATGGGTAGACGATCAAGTTGATTGGTCGTGGCCGTTGTACCACAAGATCAATGCTGCCATGCAAGAGGCATCCAAACTGCTCGGTGTGCCAATCGAGTGGGGTGGTAACTGGCGCACGTTCAAAGACGGCCCGCACTTCCAACTACCGAAAAAGGAGTACCCATGAAACCGTGGTGGCAATCCAAGACACTGTGGGTCAACGCTATTGTGGCTGCATTGGCCGCACTTGAGGCAGGAACTGGGCTGCTTCAACCCTTTGTACCGGCTAACTTCTATGCTGTGGTAGCTATTGGTCTACCGGTGGTAAACGCGCTTCTTCGTGTTGTCACCACTCAAGGACTGACTCGATAATGGACCCGCTAACCATCCTCGCAGCCCTTGGCCCGCTGGCCGTTGACTTGGGGAAATCCCTGATCGGTAGGTTCATTCAGACCGACAACTACAAACCGGTCAACGTGGACGAGTACGTCAAGATGCGCGAACTCGATCTCAACATGTTCAAGGCGATGAACGATGCCGGGGGCACCAACCCCTCATACCCTTGGGTTGAGGCTGCTGTGCGCTTGATGCGCCCTGCTGTCGGGGTCATTGTGCTGAGCACTTGGGCCTACCTCAAGGTCAACAACATCGACAGTGAGTCCGTGGACAATTTTGCCGGTGCCGTTGGGTTCTACCTGTTCGGTGACCGCACCCTGTTCTACGCCCGCAAGACCAAATAAGCCAACATCGGCCACACAGTCAGGCCGATCAAGGCAATCAGCATCCAGTACGCCAGTTTCTTGAGGTGCCTGTTCAGGTAGGGCATGTATTTCCCGTCAGGGTACTTCGGGTACCGTTGTTTGATCCTTGCAACTCGCACTGGGCAATCGCGCCCTTGGTTGCAGTTCCCGTATTCGTCGCAGCAGTTCATGTTGTCACCTCCGGCACTTTTG